TTTTTTTTTGCTTCTTTTGTTGGTGCTGCTTTTTCATCAGTTTTTTTACTTTCAGAATATACCTCAAAAGCTTCTGTTAATGCCTCCGGTCTAGCTTCTAACCAGTCAGCTATTTGAGTTAACTCAATATTGAATTCTTTTTTTTCTACCCTTGCCCCATCCTGCAACCCTGTATGGATGAGGACTATTGTATCCATCAGGGTTAAATTTTCCACAAACGAATCCAGTTGTTCGAGCTTAATTTTCACTTTGTCGCAAAAAACAGCCAGCGCCCAAAAACCAAATTTAATCGGTCTTTTTTCGCCTCCTAATTCTATATAATTAATCATAATCGAATTATGTTATAGTAACTTTTGTTGGCGGCCCAGTACCTTCGAAACTGAAACTAAACGATACGTTGTCCTCAACATCTCCTGAAATTGGCGAAGATGTAACGTAAGCACTTCCAGAAAATTTCTTATCCCCAGTGTCTTTACCAACTTTGAAAATAACACCAAATTTCGATCTGCTAGTATACAATTCAAATAAATCATCAAATCCGAATGATGCATCCCAAGCAACCAGGCTTTCAAATGAACCTGACCAACTTTTCAGCCCTTCCAGTAATTCGCGCCACCCGCCTGAGTCTTTACTCGTTATATCGCGAGGTGCATGTTCAATGCTTAATTCGACATTTTTTTGATGCGCAACAACACTTCCATTTATTACAACAAAGAAATCCGTCGCATTTATTACACTTGTTGTCATAATTATAATTTTAAATATTTAAATATCAATTTAATTACTATACTCATTAACACACCCGCTATTGACGCGGCCCCTAATGCTTTCCAATATATTATCCTCATTTTATTTACAAATGGCTCTGTATTTGCCTTAAATTCAGTCATTTCGTGTATGATGATCCTTTGCTCCTCCGTTTTTTTTTCTAATTTCGTCACCCGGTTTATTAATCCATTTTTATTGAATTCATTACCAATCAAGGCATCCTTGATCTCCTTAACATCATCTTGTAATATTTTAAATTCATCATTATCGATCTCCATGACTATTTGCTTTTATTTTTAAGTTATAGAAATACTCCTTTTGATCCTGAATTGCCAGTCTGAAGAATGCCGAAAAAGTCGCGGTTCATCTTCGTATATGTCATTTTCATTGAGAAAACTAATTCCATCCGTTGTTACACCTTCAATAGTTCCCGTATATCTAGGTTCATCTTCGTATATGTCATTTTCATTGAGAAAACTAATTCCATCCGTTGTTACACCTTCAATAGTTCCCGTATATCTATCTAATGCCGCCCTTACTTGGTCCCAGAGCGATTGAACTTTTTCATAACTGGTATGAAAAATATCAATCTGAACTCTAAAAGAATCTAATGGACTTGGCCCGTCTTTTTCATCAGTTGGTATATTGCTTACTGATAGATACGTAATAATAGGCATGCGCTTTGTCTGCGCTGTGTTCAAAGGATAAATCCTTGTTGTTATCCCGCTTAATATGCCATATACTAATGAACCTATCATTTTATTTTGTACTCCTTTTTATTATTCTTTTTGCCCTTTTGTTCAAATATTTTTGCAACTGCGTTTCCATATACTTATTTATGTTGTTAATTACTACAAATCTTTGTGCGTCCCAGGCGGGCCTAAAAAATGGCCTTGCTTTTATTCCTTTTACCTCCCTCCAAAATACCGTTTCACCCTTTTTGTTTTTAAACTTAAAAAATTCCGTGCCTTTACGTGGCGTTCTTGGATTTACTGTTCCAAATTCAAAAAAATGTGCAAACCACGCATCATATTTTTTATCATTCCCTTTTTCAACCTCAATAATTAATGTCGGATATTTTTTATTTTTTGTTTCATGTGCTCTTATTGCTTTAGCAATTGTCCCACTAATCGGTCTTGCCCTCCTTCGCGCATCATTAATAAATGGTCTGGCTGCTTTCTTGAATGTATCAAGCATAACTCTTCGATTCGCTTTCTCCGGAAGCTCCTTAAAAGTTTCCATTAACTGCTCAACGCCTCTAATTTCCAAGTCATATTTGATTAATTGTTTTGCCATTAGCTCGTATTATCCCTTTTCACAGTAATTAATTTCAAAGCATTTTTCCGGTTAATATTCACTTGTTGTAAGCTTAATATTTCATATATTTGATTGTTAAGTATTATTCTCATTCTGTTATTTATATCAGCATCAAACCGAACCAGGAAATTAACTTTTTGTACATATACTAATTCATTATTTTCAGTTTTTTCATCACCCTCCTGATCGTCAATCCTTGCCCAAACATTCATGTAATCAGACCATGTTAATGTCACTTCGCCCGTTGTGGTGCTTTTCACTTCGCTAGGGCTTTGCAATGTTATTAATGTATCTAATCTGCCGATATGCATTATACAAATATTTCAAGTTGCTTAATTTCTTCAAAATAATTAACTAGTTGTTTGTCACTTTTTACACAACATTTTGATTTTTCCATATCCTCAAAACTGTGAACATTTTCATCACTTTTCAAGTCAACTATGTAAGGAAAATTACTAATTTTTGGCATTGTTAATTTTATGCCATGTTTATTCAAAGTCAGCATGCTATTGAAATCTAACCCATCATTCATATCATTATCCCAAAAATGAATCCCTGGGTAATCTGATATAATCTTAAGATTTGATTGTAATTTTTTAAATGCATCATAAAATAATATATATTCATTTCCTTTTGCAAATGAACCCAAAGGTCCGGAAAAACTGCAACGGGCTTTTACTTTTATCATTTTCCCGAAATTGTCAGTTAATATTGATTTCTTAATACATCTACCTGCCCCTATTATATATGGATTCGTATAATATAGGCATTCAAAATTATCAACATTAAGCAGGTAACAATTATTTATCCCGAATGCCTGGGTTTCATTCATCATATAACCATAATATAGGTCAAGCAAGTTCTCATGAATCAAGTCATCTGATCCAATTTCAAATAAGTAATCAAAATCAAGTTTGAGAGCCTCCCAAAGTCCGGCGTTTTTCTTTTGGCCAATAGGAAAATTTTTTGTTTGGAAGGTTTGAATATCGTAGTTATTCAGAACTTTTTTTTCTTCATCCGTTGAATATACGCAAAATGCCGATATATCAAAACGTTCTGGATTATAGCGCTTTAAACGCTTGATGTTTTTCAGGCATAGATTAAGTAATTCAGTCCTTTTATATGCCGCGAAAAAAAAAAGTATTTTTATCGGTTGTATCATTTTTTAGAATTCAAATAAACGATAATCATCTAATAGATATTTGCTCGAATCAGGCATCTTGTCAACCCGCGTGCCTGTCATTACATCTTGTCGGTTTTCATACAAGTGACCGATTATCATTAGCATTGCCTGTTTAATTTGATCTGGCACTGCGTCGGCATCGGACCAACCGGCTGTAAATCTTATCCTGACAGCATTAATAATATTTCTTGTCGTAGGCCATACCTGCGAATATTCCATTGAAACCCTTCCAGGTTCATTATTAAAATCTGTAATAAGATTACTTGAGGCAATTTCTTGATCTTCATTGCCGTCGTCATCGGTATAGTAGACTCCTGTCAAACTCTGAATAGGATTAGGACGCAATAATATACACGAATTATCAGGCGGGAAATAATCAAAATACAAATCAAGCAAAGTGGTAATGAATACCCGTCTACAATATTCCTCAGCTTTTTTTGTCGCTACTGCAATAAGAGTATTGATATATGTATCATCATTCGAATGAGTAACCCTTAGATGGGCCTTGGCTTCAACAAGCGTTACAGGATATTCGCTAGCTGGTGTTATTATAACCGCTTTCATTTATTTTTTTTTTCGATATCGCTTTTTTGGCGTAACTTTTTTGACAGGTTCATTAACAATTTCTTGTTTTTCAACCCTATTTTCAATTTGTTTTTCAGGTAGAATCAAGGGTTTCTGAGAATCCCTGTTAAGCATTTCATTTTCTATAGGTTCGTATTTTTCACATTGTCCTGCCTTAATCATTGTTTTTGCCTCAGCATCCGGCCATGAAAATACATCTCCTTTGCGCTTATTGCCCATCGCTCCGGAAAAGCTTTTTTTTACAATTAATCTCATAATACAAAAATTAAAAGAACACCCGTATTATAAAATACAGGTGTTCAGGGGTTTATGCTGACTATGTGAGAGC